CCATTTTGGTTAGCCTCCACTGCTTCCGTACACTCCCCGAAACTCAGAGAACCCTTTTGAGTAGCGAGCGAAGATCTTGAACATCGCATCCCCGCTTTGGAACTCATCGGCGTCACTTGTCTCCGGCCTCGTCCGCCAGAAAAACTTCATATCATGCCCACCCTTGCGTTGCTGCTTCGGTGGGCACACGAGGAACCAACTCCGCGTGTTCGTGAGGTAGCGGCAGGCAAGCCAATCGACCCCCTCCATGTTCAGAGGGTTGATCTCATTGTTCGCCGTATACGGCTTGTACTCACTGCCGAGTACCTCTTTCGCGGCCCACATGAACGTGGGGTCGCAGATAAGGAGGCTGGGCATCAACACAAGGGGCCGTCCCCGATCATCGACCATCGTGTTGAACGCGTCCAACGCAGCCTGATACGACGTGAAGCTGAAGTCCGCGTCGGTGCTCGGCCGATTCCCTATCGTGGTGCCGCCGTCCAACCGAGTATGTGCGGTGTGGCACAACGCGAGTCCGTCGATGCCGGTAAAACTGGACGAGAACGCGTTGTTCAACACAGACCAGGCGTCAATCTCGACCTTATACGCAGCAGCGCGGCCCAGCTCGGCCGACATCTCATTCATCACGTCGTACAGGTCGTCGTCGTACATCTCCCGCGTTACACGGAAGCCGAGGCCATACGACGAATGAGTGTACCGTACCTTCCCACTGATCAGAGGGTCGTCGAACGTTACGTTCGTCCCCTCAGGCTTCGCAACCATCGCTCCAAGGCCCGCGACCTTCAGCTCCTCTTCATACTGTCTCACGCTGTCGTAGATGTTGAACACCGGAACCCACTGATTGGGTTGGTGATCAATCTCGTTAAACAGCACGTCGAAGAGGCCTGGGGCGAGGAGCGAGGCAAACCCACCAGTTGTTGTTGCCATGCTAGTCTCCTCCCTATGTCCCTACGTTGCCTTGGAAGAACGCGAAGGTGAAGCCGAAGATGATGTGCGGGCGTGTGTCACCCACAGCGAATCCCGGTTCGCCCCAGAACTCCCAAATCACAACCCGCTTCGCGGTGGTTTCCGCCTTGTCGACGAACCAAAAACCCCCCGCGGCAGCCTTCACGACGCCGTAACCCTTCATCAAATCGGTCTGAGCGTCGGTACCCGTACCCTCACTTGCACTCGTGTCGAAGTAACCTCGAAACAGCGTGCTTGGATGTGCCAGTTCCAACACATCGATCACCGTCCCGCTTGACCCACTGTTACTCGCATCCGTCGTCGCGACGCCTAAGATCAGGGCAGGGTCCGCTCCGCACTCCACATTATACCCTGTAGAGTCAACGAAGCAGAGGGCCCCTTTCACAAACGTCTGAGAAGCCTTCTCCGGCACCGCGACCTTCGGGATCGGTGAACCGGAAAGGGTCCTCACAGCGCGGATGGCAATCTTCGCTTGTGTTGCCATATCGCCTCCGGTGGGGCGAAGCCCCACATATGTTACGGATTATCCTCAATATTCTCGCGGAAGACAAGGTTCGAGGGTATGCGAGTCTGCCCTCGACTGCGCAAGGCTCTTGCGGCATTCTCCTGAGCCTGCAAGACCATCGTATCGAGCGTCGTTTCTTGACGCTGGCGAGCCGCTTCCGTCTCCGCGTGAACTGTGCGTTCCCACACCTCACGCTTCATCCGGTATAGCGCCAAATCGCCGCGACGATGGAGAGTCGTGCCACCTGGAGTTGACAGCTCCTGCCCTACGCTGGCGAGGACGCCGGGTGGCAGTTTCGCAGGGTCCATCGGGGCAGGTTCCCACCCCTCCCACTGCGCCAAGTAGAGGTTTTGATCCCCATGAGGACCTTGGTTGCAATTCAGCCAGCGATAGACGTAAGATGGATCCTTATCTGGCACAAACAGCCTATCAGGACGCTGTCCACGTGTTTCTGTACTCATGCAACCACCTTCGGAACGAACTTCTTCGTTCCACCTACAGTCTTTGGAGGGCTCAACTTCCTTTGTACTACGTACTCACGGAAGACGGTATCGATCTGCGTCCCCTTCTTCTCACTCTGTATTCTATCCCGAATGAGGTTCAGAAACGCTATCGCGTGTTGCTGCCTTTGAATGTAGTACTGCCAGCAATCCCCAGTGGGACAGATCAAACCGTCAATATTGTACTCCCTACGAAGGAAGTCTTGTATTTTGTATAGTACACCCTCTTCCTTCTGTACAATACAAACTCGAAGACGATGAAGCTCAGCGCCTCCGCGTAGTAGAGTACAGCAACCCTCGCCTTCGTAGAAGCCGACGATCCAGTCGAGAGTCATGCCCCTGCCCTCTTCCTATCGTACACATGAGTCCGCTGTTCCGCTGTCCGACCCAACTGGCCCGCGTTGTCCATCTCGCTCTGCGTCACGCCATTCGCTTCGAGCCGCAGGAGGTACTCGTCGACGTTCTGTCCCGTCTGCCGACAAAACGCTCTGACCTTATCCGTCGCGATGAGTTTGGCCTTCTTCGGTGGAGGCTGCGCCGCGCGAGAGGCGGGGGTTGGTCGAGCCATGGGTGGAGCGGCCTGTGGCCCAACGCGAGTTGCTGCGCCAGTCTGAGGCTGCTGTGTCGACTGTCCAGCTGCAGCCGGTTGTGCAGTCTGCGTAACTGGCGCAGTTTCGTCACCGCCCTCTGCAGCGGGTAACGGTTCATAAAGCCTCTGCCGGATCCGTTCGTCATTCGACTTCACGTTGATGTACAGTGTACGGTGCAGGTTGCGTTGCGCCCGGATTTCGGGCGCGAGCGTACCCTTCACCTTATTTATCTGTTCCCGGTACACCTCATAATCCGAAACCTGCGCAGCAAACGCCTCCTCATCATCCTGCTCAAGGCGCTGCAGAGTCATCGCCTGTAGCGGGTCCATCCTACGTTGAGAGGCAGCAGCCAATCGCGAGGCAGCGTCCGTCGACCCAGGCGGTTGAGGCGCCGTCCCCGGTTGGGCCTGTGGTTGCTGACTTGGCTGCTGCCCCACTTGTGGCTGCGCAACTTGCGGCGGTTGCGCAGCCTGCGGTTCTGCAGCAGTCGTTACCTGTTGCGTTACAGCCGCTTCTAGACCCTCTAAGTAGTTGTACACCTCATCAATGTGCCTGCCTTGAAACCTACCAGGCGTCGTAACAACGCCGTTCGCATCCAACTCGAGTTTTGCGGGCATTCGCCACCTCAGGCTTAGTAAACTGACGCTCTCTTCAGCGCGTCCTTATCTATCGCGTCCGCCGACTTACTCGCTGCGCGGGTAATCTGTGTTATCGCGTTGTGGAGGTACCTTACTACACCCTGCACGCGGAGCACCTCAAAATGGTCGTCCGCCTCCCTGAGGCGGGCCGAATGCCTGCGGAGGTCCTCCTCGAATACCTTGAGTAGGCGCTGCTGGTCCGCCTGTGGGAGCTGCTGCAACTGTTGGTTGTCCACCCTGGCCTCCAGCCATTGACATCATCTGCGACATCATTTGAAGGGTCTGTACCACGCTCGGTACGACCGCGTCCAAATCCTCCACATCGAACCGCTCGACAAACTTCTTCACCAACCTACTTGAGGCTTCCATCGTCTGCGCAGCCATCAGCTTCGCTTGCGGCGGGAACTGAGGGTTCGCGATGAGCATCATTGCCTGATTGAGGCGCATGTAGTAGTCGTTCACGACCTGCATCAGCAGCTGCATCTGCTGAACTTCGATATCCCTGTTAACCGACTCCGAACTGACGTTCAGGCGCAGCGCGATACTCTGCCTCGGGTCGCCAGGCGGAAACTGGATGTAGCGTCCGCGTTCGAAGAAGAAGCCCTCTGGGCGCATCTGCTGCTCAAGCTGGATCGTGAGGTACAACAGTTCCTCAATCGCACTGCGCATATCATCAATGCTAACCCAAAACCTCTGATTCCCCTCATTTATCAACGCGGTCGTGCCTGTCGCGGTGGCGCGGCTGCCTACGGTAGGTGATTCCATACCCAAATTGTACACAGAAACGCCCGTCCGCTTCTCGTTCATGAAGAAAGCCTTCTCCTCAACCGCACCAAGGACTTGCGAAGGTTCACTCAGATGGACTATGTTTATATCATCCTTTGCGCTCCCATCCGTCACCACAGTCTTACCCGGGTAAATTTCCTCATTCGGTCCAATCTGTACATTAGACGATAGAACGGTTATGCCCGCATTCGCCGCCGTAGCCGCGTCAATCACCTGGTTATGAGATGTCGTGGCCTCCTCCTGGAAGGGAATGGACATCTCAGCGACACCCATACCAACTAACTCATGCGGCTGGACGAGGTAGGGTACCTTAACAAAATGTCGCGCCTTACCGAAATACGGGTTGTATATCTTCCTCAGGAAGATATTCTTATCCAAACTATACGTCAGCACAACCTCCTCAAAGACCGGGACGGCCCCGTCAGTTGTCTGGCCCTCAGCCGGAGGTATCTCGAACCTGCCCCTTATCTCGTACAGGGTGTAGGGTTCCTGTGGCATGTCTGTAACATGCTCACTTCGCTTTGATGTCAGGCGCCGTGCATCCTCCCTCATACTCGGTTTCAGTTGATCCACATCCTCACGTTGGAACACCCCCTTCTCAACCAAGTCCATCAACTCAGGTAAGCTGTATCGGAGGCGCAACGCGAACCAGGGTAGCTGTTGCCACTCGTCATAACCGGTAGGCCAGAACACATCACTTGGCGCAGCGACACTCCAGCGTACCCCAGTGTACGCAGGGACTTTCAACTCAACCACTGCACCCGTATCATCATACGCGTGATACACCCTCTCCTCTTCAACCCAGTTGAGCGACGCGAAAGCGTCGCCGTAAAGCGGCATATCCGCGAAAACCGTACGCAAACGGTCCCGGCCACCCGACTCGCGAAGGAACCACGCACACCAATCCCTTAGTAGTTTGTCGTCCAGCTCCTGGGCCCCGCCTTGTACGCCCTCTTCCGGTGCGGGCGGAACTTGTATGATGTAGGGCGTCTTCGTCTGTACATGCGCCTCGACCGGATCCTTCGCCCCTAACACCGCCCTCTGCAGCCGCGCCGCGACCGTATCCACGCTAATCGCGACGATCGGTACCACGATATTCGACGCGTTAGGCCACGGGAAGTTCTTTACCTCATACTCAGGCAAGGCTTTATACGCCTTGAGCAACCTCGCCAGAAACTTCTGCCTCTGAGCATGAGCCTCCACTGCGGCTTGCAACTCGCGGTGAACGACCTCTCTTAGCTCCGCTTCACCCTGTTCATCCAGCTCAAGAGGCTGCGGTTGCAGTACATTCGCGACTGGGCCTGCTGGGCCTGCGAGGCCTGCGGCCGGGGCGAACGGCGTAGGTGGAGCAGCTGGAAAGGCCATCAACGAGCCTCGGGCTTCGGTCGCAATCTGTTACCTAAGCGAGCAGTGTTCAGGATACTTTCAGTCTTGAAGCGTCGTGGAGGGTTCCGCCCCTGCCTGCCATGCTCGGCGCTGGATTTGAGCTGCGCAGCCGGCTCCTTGGGTTCTCTTCCTCCGGTTTGGTTGGCCAACCCATGCGTTGACCGCCGTCCAGACTGCCCGGACTCGCGTTGCGCGTCGGCTTCGCGACCGCTCGCGTTTTGCGCTGCCCTACGAGGACTATCCCCTTTCCGCTTTTCATGTCGTCCTCCCGTCAGTACCCGCGGCCTTTGGCTTTGGATTTCCCTTTCATTCCTTTTTTCCCAGTCTTTGCCTTGCCCCGCATCTTGTTCGTCTTTCCCCTCGCCATGCTCCGCCTCCTTCCGTTTCATGCCTGCCCCGCTTCCTTCTTCAGCAACGCGACCGCTAACTCTACTAACAGCCTAGCCATCCACCCGGGAAACGTTTGCTTCAGCTGCCCAACGGCCCACTCCCTACGCTTCTCATCGTTTAAGAACTTGTTCGCCGCTTCGGCAACGAGGCTCATCGCGATGTGCAGCGAACCGGGAGGCAGGACCGAAACCGCTTTCTGTACCTCTTCATCATGCCTACGACTCATAATCTGGGCTAGGGGCGACGCAGGAACCGGTTCCTTCTTCTTACCGAACCAGAGAAAACCAGCAAACATCTCAGTACCCTGTTAGCTTACTTCGCGTTGCGTTCGCACGTTGCGCTACTGCGTCCCGCCTGTACTGATCCAACGCAGATATGGGGCTACGCAGGCCAAATAACGGCACACACGCAGCTAGGGCGTCCACTAAATCCTTCGTTGGGAATAGTGGGAAGCCTCTCATCTCCTCCGCAAGGTCTTTCAACCCGCGTCGCATGAATAGTAAATGCGACTCAGTGTAGGGTATCAGGCTACGAATCCGCGTGTCCTTATCGCCGATCGGTCTCTGCTCCAACACAGGGAATTTGTATCCCAACTCCATCTGCGCCTTATACAACGGGAACTTCAACACCCGTTGAAATGCCACGTCCTCTATAGCGCACCGCGAAATCTGATACCTCCGGTGCAAGCCAATGAACTTTGCATAGAGGAAGGTGGGGTTTGTCCGCTCAGCGTAAGCGTCCAGCACGAAAATACGCCCGTCACTGTCCTCTGCCGCAGCAACCATCGCATTTCGCGCGTTTTTAACCTGCTCGGCACTACTCATAGCGGGGTCCCAAAACAGAACCCGCTTTAGCGTGTCGAAGATTACCGTTTCATGCTGCCCATCCCCTAAATCAAGGATGAGGTTGCCGTGTGTGTCGAAGGTGAAGTAGCGGAAATCGCGCTCCTTAAACTCGGCGAGGGCGGGGTCCTTCGGGTTGTTCAAGTACAGCATGCTGTACATGAACGTACCCTGCTTCGCCTTAATCCGCTTGCACGACTCCTCAGGGAAGAGGTTGGGGAAGAAGAAGTACGTTCGCGATGGATCAGGGGCTAGCTTATCCGGGTCCATGTCGTAGATAGGCCTTCGACCTGCTTCACGAGCAGAGCGCAGGTCCTGTTCCAAGTCGTCCCGAGTCCAATGTAGTGGCCTGCACAATACTTCGTAGGTCTCAGCCTCATGCTCCATTATCTGGGCGTATAGATCGTCGTGCCCCCATCTCGTGCCCACGAGCAGGTCGAAGGCCGAACGCTCATCGACGAACAACGGCTCACTCGCCTTATACCAGTCGTACACCTTCTGACGTATGGTTGGTGACTGCATCGCCTTCTCATCTTCGAGGTCATCCTTTATCTGGACGGTATAGTGCCTCGATACGAGGTGTGTATCGACACCTGCCGACTCAATTGTATCCTCACCATATGTACCGTTTCGGGGGAATAGCAGGTTACTGTCAGTCCACGTCGTTCGGCTGAAGTCCGGTATGATCTCGGGGTACAGCCACTGGAAGAGCGTGTTCCGCTCGATGATATGCCGAATAGCCTTAACATGCTTACTCGCATTCATCGAGCTGAAGCTACTTAGTAGGACACGGTGTTCGGGGCCAGGCAGGCCGAGGAACAGTTCCTGGATAAGGATCCAGAGGGGAAGGGCCTTAGAGCAAGTTGTACTCTTATAACAGTCCCGAGGAATGAGTAGGACCTTCCGTTGTTTTGGTATCCGTTGGACGAAGGAACACAGCTCTAGGTGGGGCTGTTGCTGAAGCTTGTCGAAGCCGCAAATCGCGCTGGCGAAGAAGTACAGGCTTCGCCGGCCGTTCAGTCGCGTCGTCTCATAAACCTGATCTGCGACCGAGTCGGTTGGTAAGGCGACCCCGAGCAGGTCGAACTTCGCCTCGCGTGCCTTCGTCTCGATTATGTCCACAACGCGCCCTGTGTAGCTTAACCGGCGAGGACGTAGTGGATGTATAGTGTACCGACGAGGCCTGTCGCGTTGCCCGACGCCTCCGCGACAGTTAGCCACTTCCCCACAGCTAGCTTGACCTTAGCTAGGCCATTCGTCCCAGCGTCGTTTATGTTGTCGAATAGGCCTGCAGCGGTGTGTACATCAGGTCCGTCGATGAGGTTATCGCTAAGCGTCGTCGCGCTGGTCGCCGTCGTGCCGATGTCCAGTGTCGCCGCGGCCGTTGCGACGGTTGTAAGGTCTAGGATGACCCTCGTTATGATGATCGGAACCTGCTCAGGATTCTGCCAAGCCTGTACCGCCGCATGGATCGCAGCTCCCGACAGCGATAGCGTGGCCTGCTTCAGTAGCTCAGATGGAAAGGGCATAAGATTACCATACACGTCAAGAGCTTGTAGGCGGTCAATACTAGGCATGGCTTACCTTCGGTACATCAATACAGTCCGGCGTCGCCTCGATTAAGTCGGGTGCTGCAACTGCCTCTTGCGCCCGGCGGGCTAGTTGTGCAAGCAGTTCCGTCGTTAACACGACGTTAATTGGTCTGTTCGCATCCCTCTTCGGTTCGCTGTAGCCTGCTCGGTCTAGCACGTCGAACCCTATCTGGGCGATCAAGCGCTCGTCGCCCGACGTTTCGACAATGTCACGGAGCCGCTCCAGCATCTCCTCGGCAAACTCATCCAGTTGATACTTCACCTCAGCGCGAGTCCGCTTCAACGCGAGCGGGGTGTTGTCGTACGTCGCGTTGATGAGCCAATTCTCGTAGGACTGGTACAGCGGCTTCCGCGTCCAATGCATTATGGTGAGGTGAGAGACGCCGAGCTGGCGACCGAGCTCGGCGTAGGTGATCCCTGGATTATCTCGGCGGAGCAACGCGAGTATTTTCCACTCGGTTCGGACCGGGTGAGGAAACGGTTCAGATGGCACGGATACCGGCTTCCTTAAGGATCGCGGCTTCCTTCTCTTGTATCTTGGGGATCATCGCGAAGAGGGGTTTGAGGTTCCGGCCGGTTCGGTGTATCAAGCCGTGGCACCCGTAGCAAAGGACGCAGCGTCCAGGTGGGAAGCACTTTGAAGCTAAGTGCTTCATTCCTGGATGACCTCCCATGTTTCTCATCCCTCGCCATCCACGTCGATCTGCTTCGCCGTCGCCGTAGACGTGGTGAAGGACTAGCTTAGTCTTATCCGCTTCGCCACAAACGCGGCAGACTCCTCCGTAGACGTCGAGGACCGCGTTCCTGAACGTTTTATAGAGTACCCACTTCCGAAACCAGAGCAAGTGCGCGGCCATACAAGGTTTCCTCTAGACTGGGGATATTATACCCTATTTCGCGTTTGAAAAGCTCCGTCTCAGTTCAAGTTCGGATGCGAAACCCCCTCCAAATAGAAGACTGGACTACCCCGGCCCCCCGCGCGGCCGGTCCGGACGGGGGGGGCCGGCTTCGCCGGACGTTCATTTCAGACGTTACGACCCTCAAAAATGGGAATGATTCCCCTTTACGATATAAAGTGCTTTGCGCTTCGCGCCTGTAGTATAATATTTTTTGTTCGATACAGCATTCCGCTGTATCCGGAACAAGGAGGTTCGTTATGGCGAGCAACACAGAGAAGTTGGCGGCGTTCGTGAAGGCGCACGGTGAGGAGCGTATCGTCCACTGGATCGAGCAGCGGATCGAGAACGACGCCTACCGCAAGAAGTACAACGCCATCAAGAACGAACTCAACCGTGAGGTGCGGAACGATCCGCGGCTCAAGGCGTTGAAGGAGGCCGCGAAGCGGAAGGTTGAGGCCAAGCTCGCGAAGCAGTCGGCGTAGGAAGAAAGGGGCCCGAAGGCCCTTTTCTTCGTGCCGAAGCCCCCTCCGCTGAACGTTCGTCGGCTTCGCCGGCGGCGCGCTTCGCCGGAGTGCAGTTGAATTTTCCTGTTGCTTTCAATCTTAAACGGAAGTATAATATAGGTGTAAGCTTGAGATAGAGCTTACATCGTTACGCATTCCGCGTAGCGACGCCAAGGAGGTTCGTTATGGCGAAGCAGGTTGTGTTGCGGTGGCAGTCGGTCGAGTCGGCGGTGAAGGAACTCGGTACCGAGACGGTGCTCAGCTGGCTGAGCCAGTTCGCGGCGAACCGCGAGTTCCGGAAGACGTACAACGCGACGAAGCAGGAGGTGAACAAGATGGCGCGGGAAGATCCGCGCTACAAGCAGCTCCTCGCCGAAGCCAAGGCGAAGGCTGAAGCGGAGATGAAGGAGAAGGCTGCGAAGGCGGCGGAGCCGCGGCTCATCAAGAAGGCGTAGTGCGGTAACCTAGGGAGGCGGCTGCGTACCGCCTCCCGCAACTCGATCCGAAAGGACGGGACAATGCCGAATTGCTTCACACTCCGGAGGAAAGGTGCTACGGAAAACAGTAAGTTCTCGGCAATCGACGACGAACTACGCGCGGAGTTCGGTGAGCCGTCTGACGCCGAACACTACCTTTACGGGTGGTACGACAGCATCGGACTCGCGTTAGCTCTCGGCCACGGCTGGGAGAAGCAACGCGAGATCTTCCGCGAATCGCCGAACCTGCTGAAGGTCATCACCTACCTCGAAGAGCATTACACCAGCGACGCCTGGTACATTCCCCGCAGCATGATGTAAACTCCAGGGAGGGCTCCTACGGGAGCCCTCCCGCCGTCAGGCGGCGAAGCCCGCTGAACGTTCGTTACTGCCGCCGCGGCGCACCGCGAATTGCTGAACGTTCGTGAGAATGCCTATTTGTTGATTTGTTTCTGCATGTTCTTTGTTCTTGCCGAATGCCTAATGCTTAATGAGAATAACAATATCAAGGTATACTATAATAGGTATATATATATATTGACCCCCCTCCTTATATATATAGTAATTATTGCGGCACAACATCTAACTCCTTACATCCAAATCCACAAAGAGCCGTCGCGGTGCGCCGCCTGAGCCGGTACACCCAAACTCGTCTGCCTGACTACCCGGTTGATTTTTTGTTCATTTTCAAGTATAATAACTGTAGAGCTATTAAGAAGGAGGTATCACAATGCCGGCTAAGGGAACATCACAGTTCGGTCCAAACGTAAAGGTTGGGACGAAGGAGTACTGGAAGAAGTGGAGAGAGAAGAACCGAGACAAACAACGACTCTACATGCAAAAATACCACGCCGCTCGAAAGGAGGAGGAAACAGCCCAAGAACTCAGCAGAGCCTCCGGTAAGTCGTTTGAGGAGTGTATGGCGGAGATACGCGAACGCGTCGAGCTGCTCCGCATCGTTCGTGCGCAGATGCGAGACGAGGGAAAGTTCGACGCCGAGGGTAGTATCCCCTACTTCAACAAAGTCGCTCTGGACCTTGGCACATCTTACGATAAAGCGAAGCAGGTCGCCAACGCAAACCCGTTCCACCCCGAAGAGTGGCCGGATGACATCCGTCGCCTCGAAGCGAAGTCCGCCGCCGGTCTACTCAACATGGGCATCACCCTTCCTGACGACGAGCCTCCAACATCGCAACCAGAACCTCCGGAGGATCCAGATGACCAAGACTTCTCAGACTATGACTACTAGCAACAGCCGAGTCTGTACAATCCGCACTACTCCTCGTAAGCAGTGGACAATTGTAGTTATATGCGACCCACCGAACGAGCTCTGTTCTGCTGACGAGCTCTACATTGCTGCACACGCAGCTGTCAAACTAGCCAAAGCTTTCATGGAGGGCTACCGAGTCGCCATGTCTTCAGGTCCCAACGTATAGCGGGTCAATTTTCCCCTTGATTTCTAAAACAGTCTGTAATATAATTATCGTATGATTGGAGATAGAGAAAGGAAGGTACACATATCCAAACATCCGGCTCGCACTTCGTGCAGATCAACCTCGTTACCGAAAGGACAGGTTCATGCAACACAACATGAAGACACAGTGGATCCTCGACCTCGCCGTACCGCTTCGCGGTGACTTCAGCCAGGGTTTCGACATGGAGGAATGGCTCCACATCAACACACTGTGCCGAAACCTCTGCTGGCCGGGCACCGAGATCAGTACCGGCACGGGTTTCGGTCACCGCGACATGCAATTCAGCTTCGCGTCACAAGCGGAGGCGCACCTCGCCGAAGTTCGCCTCCGTCAACAAGCCTCACACCTGAACTTTACGTACATCTCGATCTACGAACAACCGGCTTCGGTAGACGAGATAGAGGCGTAACATGCGCCACTGTATCAAGTGCGGGAACGAAATCCCTCCCGCACGCATCCTCGCTCTACCGGACGAACAACTCTGCAAGGAGTGTGTACTTGCCGAAGGCGATGTCGAACGCACGAAAGGCGTCATGCTCTGGCACCACAAAACCGCACCAGAACTGTACACACAAAACCAACTCGCGGTGGCTACTATCCTGCGTTACAGCCGTCGAGGAGCTCACGCTCAACTGCCGCTTCGCGGCCGGCTTAACGAGGAGAAACGCGATCAGGCTGATCAAGAACTGCGCAACCTTTCGCTCTGCATCAAAGAAGGACCAGCGGACACTTTTGAACGGACCGACGGCCTTCTTGCGCGTTGTCATCCAGAACGACCTCGAGCAACCGGCTACGCCGGGGGCCTCTGCCTCGAATGCGCCACTACGTGGTACGCAAAACGCGCGCGTTCCGCGCAGAAAGGACTGAAGTAAAATGAATCTGTACGGCTTCACCCGTTCGGAGTACACAACGCCCGGTAGCGACCCCACTACTGTCGTCACATGGACATGGCGCGAACCTGTCGGAAGTATCGAAATCCGGGAGTTCCAAAACATCATCCAAACATACCTCTACGGCAAAATGTCGAAAACCCTTGCCCTGCAGATCATAGGCTCCGCACTGCACACTTCGCTGTGCGAACTCGCGACACAAACCGACCTACGCGACGCAGACGAAGAATGTCTCAAGGACTATGAGTAGTATGTCGTACATCCTCCACTACTGGCAAAGCGACGGCTCCGGTCACAGCGAACTCCGCTCCGTCCGCCTCCGCAGTATAGAGGAGGCGTTCCCTCTCGCTCTGCGCCACAACCGTCCTACAAACTGCAGCCTGATCACCATCGACCGCAGCGACAACCAATCCAACTGGGAAAAAATCATTTGGGAACCCTCATACGAATATCCACAAATCCCTCGTCGCAAAGGAAAGGAAGCAGTCATGACACCCTCCGCACGTAAAGCAATGAGTATCCGAATGAAGAAGTACTGGGCCGATAAGCGGGCTGAAACTACGGCTTCTACAGTCACATCACCAGCAGTAGCCGAAAGCAACGGCCCTCTCGCCCTGGACGAAGTCATCCGCTCCACACCACACCTCGTCACGGTTAAGCTTACCCTCACCCTCCCGCAACTCGCGGCGCTCGCCCACGCCTGCGTAGAACTGTCGTGCTCCCCCACAGAAGCCGTACAACGTATCGTAAACAAAGCACTTGAAGCTGACGCCTTCGAGATGCAGAGCGTGCACGCTTATCCCGTTATCGAGGACAAAACAAAGTGAAACGTTTCTACTGCAGCATCTGCAACCGCATCAAACGTGTACGCACACTGCCTCCTCTTCGCGGTAGCGTCGCCCATACGTTCAAATCTGGCCGTCAAAACCTCGACGTGCCCGTCGGTCAGTGCCGTTACCACAACGAGGCCACCGAACAGAAGTGGAGGCTAAGGAAATGACCCACTACGCCCTCGCCGGTGAACACCCCACCCGCTTCGGTGAAATTTATACCGCCTGCCGCGTTTACACTCGGCTGCAGGACATCCGGGCTTCGCCCGAAGACATCACCTGCGAGACCTGCAAAACCGCGTGCATCGACGAGACCACCTCTCTCACCGAATTCCTCAACAGCGAAGCCGAGGACGACGACCGTGACTAACTTTGCTGTCGAACTGTCACACTATAAGTCCAAGCTAGAGTGCCTCCTCCATTACGGAGGCACCGGAGGTGCACGCTGCTATCTCTGTGGGAACACAAACATCTCCCAACTCACACTCCGGCTCTGCAGCGCCGAGGCACAGTACAGCACACCGAACCCTAACTACGCCCTCTACCGCCGGCTGCGTCGTCTCAACTACCCGCAGCCGTACGCCAAACTCGGCCTGCTGTTCAAACCGTGCTGCGCCACACTATCGTGTAGGGAGGCGCATCAACTCGACCTGATCTACAAACATGCTTACATCCCAGAAGGAGGCGGTTGATATCAAAAGTTGTAAAGCGTTACGATTTGTGGTATAATACTCTCGAAGATCAAATGAAGGCATCCTTCGGAGTCACACACGCGTTCGGTCACATTTCGTTCGGTCACATTTCGTACACCGCTTTAAGGAGGCGGTAAACATGGCAGGCATCCTCGACGAGATCGCGAAGCAAGTGGAAAGCATGTCGGAAGACGAACTCCGCGCCGAGTTCCTCAAGGCGCAGGAGGAGCGGCACAAGCGTAAGGCCAAGCAGCTCGAATACAACGCGAAGCCCGAGATGAAGGAGAAGCGGCTCGCGTACCAGAAGAAGCGCAACGAGCAGATCAAGCTGGACCCGGAGAAGTACAGCGTCCTGCAGAGCAAGCGCAAGGAGTACATGTCGCGGCCGGAGGTCAAGGAAAAGCAAAAGGCCTACCGCACCAAGCGCAACGAACTGCAGAAGCAGCTCATCGCCCGCGCGAAAGAATTGGGCATCCATGATGAACTCGTTGCCGCCGCGAAAGCACGTCTCGCCGCGTCAACGGAACAGGCGTCAGCGTGAAGCCTTCTCTCGACTGGGTCGTAGGTTTCATAGAGGGGGAAGGCAGCTTCTACGATAACAACTACTGCCCTACCCTCTCTATCAGCCAACGGGATAAGGAACTCCTACTCCTAGTTCAGGAGAACAGCGGGAGAGGAGTACACACAGGAAAGGAGAACTGTTCCAAACTGTTCGAACTGATCTACCCGAGACTTCTATCAACCTACAGGAAGGGCCAAGTCTTGGAAAATTGGCACTTCCTCAACGCGTTCAAACAAGCTACAGCTTAATACGTGGAGGGAGCTCCAAGGCTCCCTCCGCGACTAAACCTAATGCGAACATGAACATGCTTCACACTTCACGTCAGACGCAAGCTCAACCTTACAGGAGACACAGAACGTGGCTAAACTGAACTTACTCAGCGTCGCGATGATCGCCCGCGACATGATCGATCGTGGATGGACCCAAGGCACCTGGCACCGTAAGGGCTGGCGCGACGGCGAGTCGATCGACTTCGTGTGCACCGAGGGCGCCATCCAACAAAGCATGCGTCTCGCGATCGCGAACGAGCTGAACATGGAACCCCTCATCTGCGAGCAGCTGAACAACCTCACGCCACACGAACGACGGAGCATGGTCGAGACGATGGCGCTGAACCTCAGCCAGCCGCGTGAGAAGAAAGTCTTCCAGTACATGTGCAAAATGCTAGGCGTGCACAGCATACCAGGTTGGAACGACTCGCGCGAACGCACTAAGGAGGAAGTGCTGCGCCTGTTCGATAACCTCATCTCCGAACTGTCGGACCGCCCCACCGACCAGCAGACGTTCGAATACGCACTCGCCTCTGGAGACATAGAATGATGAAGCGAGGCTTCGTCGCGTTGCTCTCGGGCGGTCTCGACTCGAGCACCCTACTTGCCTACCTCCTCCGAAAGGAGGTAGGCAATCCCATCGAAGCACTCGCGGTGGCCTACGGTCAACGCCACACGCGCGAGCTAAAGGCTGCATCAGACATCGCCCAAGCCTTTGGCGTCCCGCTATACCAAACGCACATCGACCCGAGTATATTCCACAACGCAGAAAGTAGCCAAACGAACTACTCTGTCGCGGTGCCACACGGACACTACATGGACGAGTCGATGCAAGTTACCGTAGTCCCGAACCGTAATATGCTCCTCCTCTCTCTAGCCGCTGCGCGTGCAATTAGCCTTGGCTACGATCACATCGCCTACGCTGCTCACGCCGGCGATCACGCTATCTACCCAGACTGTCGTCCCCAATTCGCCTGGAAGATGGCCGAGCTCCTCCACATCTGTCACTTCAGCCCCATCTACCTCGAAACGCCGTTCCTACGTAAAACTAAGGCAGACATCGTAGCCCTCGGTCACCAGTTAGATGTACCATTCCACCTAACCTACAGCTGCTACGAAGGCCAACCGCTTCACTGTGGCCTCTGTGGCACCTGCGTCGAGCGACACGAAGCCTTTACACTAGCCGGCCTACATGACCCAACCCAATACGGGCCTGCGGCGGCGGCTACGCCGCAGGCGGCAAAATGAGTCTGATGCTACTCTGGTGGGAAGCCGAACAACTCATCGACCACATAGAGTCGCGGCACGACATCTGGACCTCGCCCCGCGAAAATATGTACCTGCGCAGCCACAGCTACGACGACGACACCGCTTGCCTCGGCCTTGTCGCCTCACCGCCAACGCAAACCGGACCCTTCCGTCAGTGGGGCTTCAGAACCCTTCCAATGGCCTGGTCACAATCCGACTGCGACACATATCTCCGCAGCCTTGCGTGTAAATGGACGGACTATGGACAACGACAACGATACACCGAATTCCTCGTCACCGAAGCCAATATCGAACCTGCTAGAGCACAAGCAATCGCGATCGGCCTCACAGCCATCGACCAGCAGTTGGAACCCGACGTCGACGACCCTCCACTCCCTACTTCGCGAGAGCTGTGGCCAGATATTGCGGACCTCGGTATTAACGTACGACATAGCGAAAGGACTATCCGAAGTTATGGAATCACTGGTGGAGGATGGCTTACAGTCCGCCTCGCCGGAGGAATGCTTCGAGTACGGGCAAGCCTTAGGAGCAGCGGCAAATATGGCGGTGGATACGGCGGCGCGTTTGAGGGTTTTATCCGTCCGTCTGATGGGAACTGCGCCCTAGCCGCGGCATTCCTCTTCGGTAACGACATAGCAGCCTCACCACCAACTCGCGTTGACAGCGAAGGTTGCACCTCGCCCGAAGCTCAACCACTCCCACTGCAGGCTTTGCCTGCCGAGGACACAGCAAATGGAACAGCAGGAAACGTTTTGGACGCAGGCGCCGGAGACGCAGCAGCTAATACTGCAGAGCCTACGGCACGACCCGATTTACCTGAATCAGTCTAGAGCTCAACTGTTCCTGAACTGCCATCGTAAGTACATGTGGTGGGACATGGAACGCCTCGAGCTTGACCGGCCGAAGTGGGCCCTCGACGTAGGCACCGCTACACACTTGGGCCTGGCCCTCCTAGGCTCAGGCGCAGGCATCGACGAAGCAGTACTGCGCAGCCAGAACAAGCTCCGCAGCCTCATGCCTAAGCAAACCATGCCGGGCGATGAGGAAGACCTCACAGCTCACCTCCACACAGTAGAACACCTCCTACGTGGGTACCAGCTGGAATACGAAGGCAAAACGCAATGGGTACCCCTAGCGCAAGAGACAAAAGGCTGTGTTAACGTAGGCCCGCCTGATTCACTCGTCTTCCTCGTGTTCCGCACAGACAAACTAGCCGCGTGGAACAACCGACTCTGGATCGTCGATCACAAAACCGCGGGCCGGCTTGACCTACGGGACCTATTGAAGTACGAGATGGCACTGCAATTCAGCGCTTACGCCTACGGCATAACCCGCCTACTCAAACAGCGTGTCGCGGGCGTCATCGTCGACGTCCTCGTTAAAACGCAAGTCCCTCAGTACACGCGCGACATCAAAACGCGTAGCGACGCCGAACTAGTAGAGTTCGAACAGGAGTTCATCGAGATCGCGAACGAGATCAAATGGCGCAAAGCACGAGTCACCTGCGGCGAGGACCCTAAAATCGTCTTCTACAAGAACACCGATGAATGCTTCCGTTACAGCGCCTGTGCGTACCGCGAACTCTGTATGCAGGACAACAGCACCCGTCGGGCCTTGTACAAACAGCGAAGCCTCGACTACGTCGACGACCCAACGCAACGTCCGCTCGAGACGATCGACATGGGGCGTTAAAGCGTTAAAGAGTTGTAGTATGCGTATCAGTCCTCTATACGGCCACTGCCTCATCTCACCGGACCCAGACATTAAACAGTCGAAGGGAGGCATTCTCTACCCCAACCGCCTCGGTGAGAAACCCCAAACCGGCTTCTGCCACACGCACTACATGGCTCCGCCTTGGGCCGAAGGCTCTCTCAGTGGCAAACGGGTCGTATTCAATCGTTGGGCGTCGCGTCCCTTTCGCGTTTACCACTCACCCTCACGAAAGGAGGTGGAGTTCCTTTCCGTACATCAAGCCGACGTTCTCGCAATCATCGAACAGGAGGCAGAACATGAGTAGTCGTGAAGAGTTCAAAACACAGCTGAATGGCATCGTCGACGGTATCGTCGATACAAACCGTGAGCTGACGGAGGACGACGAAAACAACCTCGTCGACCACTTCGGGGACGTAGCGCAGGAGATTCTTGGCGATGAGGACGACGACGACGTTCTCGAAGAGGGCGAAGAGAGTGCCTAAGCCCTCCGAACCCCTATCGCTAGACGTGTTCGAAGGTTTAGGTAAGTGGGGCGAAGTTCGACTTCGCCCGCACCACCTAGACAACCTAATTCACGTCGAACTGCGCCGTGTTGGCGAGTCGATGTGGAAGCCTATCCTCACCTTCGTTGTCGTCGGCGATAGAATCGCATACCGCACATACCCAGAAAGGATGGCCGATGCCGCTACCATCGGTAAACAGAACTTCCCAACTTAGCAACAAATTCGCGACGATCCTCCTCTACGCGAAAGCCAAGCTGGGTAAAACTCAGGTCGCCGGCCGTACGGCGCCCAAGCCGCTCATCCTCGCGAACGAAACAGGCGACACACACGGCCTGCAATCCGTCCGCGACCTCGACCTGCCGTACATCGTCACACGGGACTGGGAGGAAACAGAACTCGTAATCGCCGAACTGAACAAAGTCCCCAACATCCTGCAGTATAACGGTGAGGAGTACCAGTCCCTCATCGTCGACTCGTTCAGCGGTTGCGGCCGCTTCTGGTTGGACCTCGCCCTGAAAAAACTGGGTCGGAAAGAAGTCGGTATGTCCGAACCAGGATGGGACCCTCGCCGCCCGTACGCCTACGTCGCGGAAAAAGGTCGACAGGCCATGAAAAAATTCATGGCCCTGCGGGCACACATTATCCTCATCTGCCGCGAAGGTGTCGCGGAGGAGGGAGAAGGTGATGACAAATCCTCCTTCCCTTGCGTCGAGCTACCTGGCAGCAAACTGTACAAAGAACTGCCGGGTGATCCTGACGCCACCGTCCGCCTCATCGTCAAGAACGGTCTTCGCGTTCTAGTCACGCAACCCGAACATGGTGCTATCGCAGGCGTGCGCAGCCCAGGCGATATCGCCATTCCCCGTTACTGTAAGCCCGACCTCACCCTCCTAATCAAGGCGATGTTGGGAGATAGGAGCGCAGCAGAGGCATTAGATGCTAAACCCCCGAAGGAGCCAAGCGTGGTTAACCTTTCTCGGCGTTAACGGCTTCGCCGTTATACTCCTGGTATCGCCATTCATCGCGATACCAGCGATCGTCGTCGCGTTGGTCATCGGCGCAGAACTAGAGAAACATCGGGCTGCGCAACGCAGCAAGGAGACAGATCATGAGATTCGAGGGATACACCGTAAAGGACATGAGCACCAGTGAACCCATCCCCGAGGGCACGTACAAGTACCGGCTCGCGAAGTTCGAGTACGGCGATCCGTCGGATCCGGAGTGGAAGGCCAAGCATCCGAACAGCCAAGCCAAGGGCCGGCACCTCATGCTCGACCTCGTCGTTCAGGACGACGGCGACCAGTTCGGCCGTCATGTCTTCGTCCCCCTCTCGATGGAGAAGGGAAAGGATTGGCTGCTGCGCCAGCTCGTCGAAGCCTGCGGGAAGGATGAGGATTGGGAGCTGGACACCGACGAACTCGTCGACTGCGAAGTGATGGGCGTCACCATCAAGCGGCCGGCACAGGGCCAGTACAGCGAGTCGAATAACGTGAAGAAGTTCGTTTCTGTGTTCGGCGAAGCTTCACCCACTTAAGGGAAAGGATAGCTTTCGGTCCCCTCCACCGTCATGCGAGTCCTGCGCATGCGGCTGCGCCGGTGTTTAGCGACCTGTACACCGGGAGGAAAACAGGTCCTCCACGGCTTCGCCGGCGGCTTCGCCGGGAAGGGAAAGGAAAGGACCCGCTTATGACCCCTCAGCAAGAAGCACACCTTTCAGGTATCCAGCACCGTTTCGCGGCGCTCGCCGACGCAAAATACCGGCGCGGTCAAGCCGAGCATGGTGGCGACCTATTTCGCGTTGACAAACTTGAGCTGTGCGACCGAGCCATTGATGAGGCGATCGACCAAGTCGTATACCTGCTCACCCTACGCGACCAGATAGTTGCGGAGCAGGTCTGATGATAGACATCGCCTATACACTAGAACTCCCAATGGGCCACCGGCTACAGAAGCACCGCGGTGCGTGTCGCTTTGCTCACGGGCATAACTACCTCATCTCCGTTACCCTGCGTGGTCAACCCGACCCAAACTCGGGGATGGTCATCGACTTCGCCGACCTGAAGAAGGCGTGCAGAGACTACTTCCTCGGATGGGATCACGCCTTCTGCGTAGAATCGGGTGACCCCCTCGCCGCAGCATTAGAACCCCTTGCGAAGGTCATCACAATCCCTCACCCTCCTACCGCAGAGATCCTCGCCATGACTTGGGCCCTTGGACTACAGTCCTTCCTCACTAACCAACCCGAAGTACACATTCGTGTCTGCGAAACGCGAGACTGCTTCGTCTCGTACACGGAGTACGCACGCCATGCTTAAGTACCCAGTCGCCGAACATGACTTAGCATACGCGGCTGGGTTATTCGATGGAGAAGGTTGCGTTACGCTACGAGGAAACGGTAAAGACGCTGTAGCGTTACAGGTAGTTGTATCTATGTACGGTGACCTTTGCGATTGGCTACAAGACCGCTTCGGAGGGGGTGTATACGAGAACGGTTCTACCTGTCCCAGATGGGTCTTAACAGGGAAGAAATGCGAACCCTCCCTCTCTATTATGGGGAAGCACGTTTCAGACGAACGGACGAAACTAGTACGTCTCAAACTGCAAGAAGCTTTAGCTCTAGATAAAGAGGTTATCCGAAAAAGGAGCAGAAATGAAGTATCCAGTTGCTGAGAGATTTCGCAGCATTCAGGGTGAGGGACAGTACACCGGTACCCCTATGGCCTTCATCCGCCTGGTCGGTTGCAGTGTAGGACAGAAAGTCTGCACGGCCTGCGACACGAACTTCGACCGGATGTACACCGAATCAGGTGGTGGCCTCTACTCGCCCGAGGACCTCCTAGCATGGGTCGATAACATGCTACACATCTGTATCACCGGTGGCGAGCCGTTAGACCGTGACCTCCTCCCCCTGCTCAAGCTCTGTCAGCGCAAAACCGTTCACATCGAAACAAGCGGCACCGTTTACTGGTCTCGCCCGCCCCTTCGTAGCACCTCGCTCTGGATCACCGTGTCGCCAAAGCCAAAGTACCTAGAAGCCATGGTCGCTAACGCCGACGAGGTGAAGGTCATTCTCGGTGGCTTGGGCGAAGGCTCCGGTTGGCCCACTCTACAGGACGCCCTTCGATGGGCCCAAAACATCATGCGACCCGTCTACATCCAGCCTCGCAACTCGAAGGACGCGGTGAACGAGGCCGCGATGCACGAAGCTATTGAGGCAGTTCTCGCTCACCCTAACCTTCGCCTCAGCACCCAACTGCATAAGTACCTAACCGTGAGGTAACGCGAAATGCCAGCAGACACATTCAATACTCGGAAGATGGAGAAGGGTGTAGCCCTTCTATTAGAGGGGATGGGTATCGATACTCATGGCGAGAACTTTCGAGACACGCCGCGGCGTGTGGCGGCGCTTTACCGCGAACTGCTTACGCCTCGCCAAAACAACATGCAGTCGTTCGAAAACAGGCACAACAACCTTATCCTGCTTCGTGGGCACGAGGTTACAGCGATTTGCCCGCACCACCTCTTACCAGCTACCATGCGGGTGTCTGTTGGATATATCCCTTCGGGTAGAGTCCTCGGCCTCTCTAAGCTTGCCAGGACCGTTGAGTCTCAACTTACCCAGCCCATACTGCAAGAGTCACTCACAGACGCCGTCGTCGACTCGCTTGAACGTAGTATACACCCACAGGGAGTTGCTTGTATCGTTGTCGGACGGCACGGTTGTATGCACTATAGGGGAATCCGTTCGACATCCGATATCGTTACTTCCCGTATGTCGGGTGTATTCCTCCTGAACCAAACTGCCCGTCAAGAGTTCCTCCAACTCATCGGCACACCCTAACATGTATGTCACATAACAAGCGTCTCGTCCACGACATCCTCAGCGAGCCTAACGCGAAACGGCCGGTCGCGTTCATCCAATATGGCAACCCCACTGACGGGTACATCTACGAAGCGATCTGCCCCTGGTGCGCAGCCACCCTCGAATGGCTCCGCCCACCCACACAAAAGTTCGACGACCTTTACACGGCCCTTCTACGCACTCAACAGCAACACTGGACCTTCTGCCCCGCGAACAAAGGTATCACGTACACCATTGAGATGCAAGTCGAAATCGCTCGCGAACCGTTGAACACTGAAACCCTGCCGAAGGAGCACATACATTGACCGAAAAGGAACACGAAGTGGGTACCCGTGTAGCACGCGAAATCACCATCGGCTCGCCCGTCTTTCGCACTGGCACCATTACCAGCAAATACAAAACTGCCTACCCCTCTATTCACGGTAACGACCCTTGGCAGTATGAGGTCGCGTGGGATGACGGCACAACAGGACGAGGTTACTTCGCCGGGGGGCTCAAGCCGATATGAGCCAATTCAGCGACATAAAACCTAGCTGGTGCATGGGCTGTCCCCTATACGAAGCACCCGGGCCAGTCTTCGCTCAGCCTCCGCGTCCCGCAGCAATACTCCTGCTAGGCGAAGCTCCAGGTCGCGATGAAGTCCAACTGAATAAAAACTTCATAGGTGGAGCAGGTCGAGTACTCCGAACATGGCTCCGGCAAACAGGCCTGGACATCGATGAGTGTGAAGTACGGAACGTCGTGAAGTGCAGACCAACAACGGAGGGCGCGAGTGGCAAACCAATCGACCGAGCTCCCACAGAAGCGGAAATCCGACATTGCGCTCACTTTCTTGCCGAAGAGCTGGCTACCATTCGTCCAAACCTTATCGTCGCCCTCGGAGCGACGGCGTTGTATGTGTCTACTGGATGCAGTCCGATTAGTGCATACCGCGGACGAATCCTCGAAGGACCTGCGCTTCGCCCACTACAAAAACCGACGCCGTCTCCTCTTCACAAGGAGGGACAGGTAAATGCCACGCAAACCGCAGGCGAAGCCTGCAAAGTCCTCCCGGTCTACCACCCCGCGTTCATCATGCGCCAGCAAGAATTATGGCCACTCGCGGTCCACGACCTGGCCCGCGCCAAAGTCGAAGGTCAGTTCCGCGAAATCCGTCAGCATAAAACGTACTATACCACAACAGGTAGCTTACCATATCATGCAGCAGAGTTTACAGCACTTGCGCGAGCAGCTGGATACGTCGTCTTCGACCTTGAGGCGGAGGGCATCGTCCGGCACAAAAATAAGGGACTGGACTTGGGCACAGGCCAGATTACAGTTATGGGCCTTACCACAAGGCCGTACGAAGCTCACGCTCTGCATTTCACACCTGATACTCAGCAGCTCTGCCACGAACTCTTTAATGATCCCGCAGTTGAAAAGGTCACGCAAAATGGAGAAGGCTTCGACATCCCATACTGCGAACACCGCTCCTTCAACTTCGCCGGACCCAGCTTCGATACCCTTCAAGCTTTCCATCTGACGAACAGCGACCTCGAAAAGAACCTAGACTTCATCGCGTCGCTATACGCCGCCGACATCCCACCTTGGAAGGGCGACGCAATGTACAAGTCAGGGTTCGACGCCCTGAAACTTGGCAATTGTAAGGACGTTGACGCGACTTGCCGCGCCTACCTCAGCCTTCGCGATGAACTACGCAACCTGGACATGCATGACCTTTACTACAAGAGTGTCATGCCCCTCCAACCAGTCCTTCGCAAAATGACCGCTCGCGGTCTCCGCCAAAATGAAGCTCAAGCCCATAAGATGTCCTTCGGCGCCCGCAGGCTTGCAAAGGAGTTGGAGGAAAAGATCAAGCGCGTTATCGGTTTCGACGTCAACCTTGACTCACCGCAACAGCTACGCAAACTACTCTACGACACGATGGGCCTGCCCACGCAGTATAAGAAGGACAAAAAGCGTGGGCAGATCCCTACAGTAGATGATAACGCGCTCGACGAACTAGCGAAGGTAACAGCGCAGCCCATCTTCGCGTTGATCCACAAACGCCGGAAAGTACTGAAGCTGGATAGCACATACCTGCAAACGGAACCGGATGACGCGGGTTTCGTACACTACCATATCGGCTCAGCCAAGGCTGCGGAGAAGGGCGAAAAGGGTTCTGGTGCCCGTAATGGCCGACTCATCTCCTGGTCGCCTAACTTCCAGAACCAACCACTCGAAGTACGTGAACTCTATATCCCTGACACACCTGAACATGTCCTCATCGAAGCCGACTGGTCGCAAATCGAGTGGCGCCTTGCCATGGTCCTTGCGGGAGAGCCGTTCGGGCTCGAACTCCTCAGCCAGAACGTCGACAACCACACAACCGTCGCAGCTGAATGCTTTGAACTTCCTATCGCCGAGGTCCTGCGCCGGGACGCTGAAGCCGGGGGCGGTTGGGGCTCACCCCGGTTCGAAACCAAGTTCATCGTATATGGACTCGGCTACGGGCGAGGCGCTACTGACATCGCTAAGCAGCTTGGCCGAGACATTACGTGGGTTGAACGCTTTATCCAGCGGTTCCGTACACGATTTCCAATATACTGGCGCTGGCGGGATTCGCTTGAACGGCAGGTTTCAAAAGACTCGTACCTCCGTAACGCTTTCGGTCGCCGTCGCTGGTGGTACACCCGACAAGTCACAGAAATGTATAACTTTCCACCTAGTAGCACAGCGGCGGATATGATGTATTTGATCCTACCCCAACTCGAACGGGAATTACCTCATGAAGCCCTCCGTCTTACAGTGCACGACTCGATTCTGCTTAGCGTTCCCAAAGACCTCGCGAAAACCGCCGCAGACACTCTGCGCGGAGTTATGCATCAGCACTGGCGAAACATCGTGGAGTATTCCGATCGACCTAACACTGTCCGACACTATTATCCGGACGGATGGTTCTGTCCTTGCGACGTACACGTCGGATTAAACTGGCGCGAGTGTAAGAAAGGGAACAAACAGCTTACGCAATACCTTAACATAACGGAGGCTTGAATGCGACTCGCGATGGAAATCCCAAAGCCCTTCCTGCACAACTTAACCAGCCTAACTGACCTGGACTTCACGCTGGCCCACCTAATCCTCGAAGACGATGAGTACCGACAGTTCTACACAAACCAAGCCGAAATCGGCCGCTTCGTCATAATGGACAACTCCTTCCACGAGCTAGGACACCCCCTCTCGCCGGAGGAACTAAAGCAAGCCGCCTCGCTTAGCAAACCGAACATCATAATCGCGCCGGACAAACTTGGCGACTATCGGTTCGGGATGGAGGCGTTCCACGCGACCCGCAACATCCTGCCCCGGCATCAGAAGATCGCCTTCGTTCTCGCTGGGGCCTCACCCTCGGAACGGGCGGAGATGTTCATGAAGCTGAAAGATCACGCCGACATGATCTGCTTTCCCTTTCGCGCGCCGCGACTTGAATGGTTCCTCGACCTCACACGCAAGATCCCCGACCATATAAAATGGCCTCCACGTATCCACCTGCTCGGGGTAAACGAATTAAACGAGCTAAGTGCATTTCGACAGGCCTTCAACACCTTCGGCGTCCCCCACAACCGCCTTAGTGTGGACACCGCGAAACCAATCAAATTCGGCCTACTAGGGCACAAGCTAACCGCCTCCATTCAAACCCTAAGGGGCCTACCCGCTACAGAGAAAATCATCTCCGGCTTCGCGGGTGACATTCAAGCAGCATATCCAGACATTGTATACAATGTTGCATACCTGCGGAAATACCTATAAACCGGAGGTGTTTATGCCTCCACCTACTCTTAGTCGGCAGATTGAGATCCTAACCCGGCATATCAAACAACTGTCCGCCGCCGAACTGCAAGATGGCTTTGCCGAGAAAGTAGTAAGCTGGGTCCGTGACCTACCGACAGCGTCGCGTCCGGTCGAGTTGATCGACCTGCTCAAGCGCAAACTGAACATTGACCAAGCTACCCTCGACACAAGACTGCGAAAGGGCCCCAAACCCATCGTCTTCGAAGACCTCCTGCCTTCAACAGGCTGGCTCTATGACTACATCCAATACACGCAAAACACCGAACCACCCACCCCATTCCACTTCTTCGCCGGAGTTACAGCAATCGGCGCAGCACTCGCCCGTAATGTGTTCTTCGACATGGGAGCGTATCAGATCTTCCCCAACCCATGCGTCGTCATTGTGGCGCCCACGGGTAAGTGTCGTAAAACCAGCGCTTGCAATATCGCAGTCAACCTATTCCGAGCAATTGGTGGGAATATCCTAGCCGATAAGGTCACACCAGAAGCCCTCGTTACGGCGTTCGAAGACCGTACAAGCGCTACCGGCCTGATATACGCACCCGAACTCGCAGTCTTCCTCGGGAAACAGAAGTACAACGAAGGGATGGTTCCGTTACTGACCGCCCTATTCGACTGCCCGAAGGAATGGTCCTCGCTAACTGTGATGAACGGCGAAAGGCGTCTGCGCAACGTTGCCCTCTCCGCGTTGATGTGTAGCACGATGGACTGGATCCAAACGGCTATTCCGAAGGACGCCTTTGGTGGTGGCTTCATGAGCCGTCTCCTCTTCGTCGTACAGAATGAGACGAATAGGTGTTTCCCCCACCCTCCCCCACTTTCGCCTGAGCTGGAGCACAGACTCAAAGAACGTCTATTCCAGTACAGCAAAATCAAGGGGCAGTTTACAATCGAACCGAATGCGGACGAGTGGTACATCAACTGGTACAAGACTAGGGACGAGACGGCTATGCCTGACAAGCAATTCGCGGGCTACTCGGAACGCAAGGCTGACCATATGCACCGCCTCGCGATGATCCTCACCGTCAGCGAACTGCAAAGCGAAAGGACCTCCCCCGACCTGCTCAAAATCACCCGTAAAACGATGCAACGGTCGTTACATATCCTCAACTGGGTCGAAGCCCAACTGCCTGCTGCGTTCAGTGAGATGTCACAGAACACATTCGGCGAGGAGACCGCGAAAATGCTCAAGCAAATAAAGTCGAAAGGAGGCTTCATCGCGCACAGCACATGGCTTCGCATGAACAGTAACCGCCTCAACAAGGACCAGTTCAAAGCAGCGGTCGCGACACTGCGCGAAGCTAAGCTAGTCGACTTCGATCCTCAGAACAAATCCTACTCACTCACACCGGAAGGATGGACAAAATGAAGCAAGTAGGCACTGAAGTCCTAACTATCGAGAACGTCGACGACTGCTTCACCTATCACCAGTGGGATGCAGAGCAGATGCAAGCCGGCACGGAGGTGCGCGCAGCACTAATCCACGCAGCGCGGGTTATCTTAAACACCGTACCACCCTGTCCCGATCGTTCGGTCGCGTTGCGCAAACTCCGCGAGGCACGGATGGACGCGAACTCCGCCATCACCCATAGAGGGAGGTTCTAATGTACTGGATACTTGCGGCGATTCTGCTCCTTTCCCAGAACGTTGACCACCGCGAAATCGTCGCCGCGGCTAAAGCCCAGACTATCGCCGCAGGTATCAACCCCGACGCCCCCGCATCTGACGAGTGCGCTCGCTTCGAAGTAACAAAGCGAGTCGCGATCGCCCTACAGGCTGAAGGTGCCGGCGTCCTGCTCAAGCCTACAGGCAACAACTGTCAGGGCTTCGCGGTGGACATAATCGCCTATAAAGACGGTACGATCGTCGACATACTCGGTGGTGGGCCGCAAGGCCCTAACACTCCTATGTGGGTCGTTAACCCAACTCGCGTTGATCCATCTAGGTGGGCTGCGCCTCCCGAGCCACAGGCGCAGCCCCCAGCTGCATCTGACCTACCCCCTGATATCACGGACCTCCTCAATGCAGTCCGGCGGATGGACGCTCGTCTTGAGGCTATCCAACAGAGCCTCGAATCGCTCCGTGAATCGCAAGCTACCGATACGGAGAAAATTCAGCAGCAAATAAACCAGGTTGTGAAGGATACGGAAAAGAGTGTACAAGACTCCGCGCCACTCATCCTACGCATCCTCTCCCTCGGGATAGTCAAATAGCGGTGATGGCTAAACGTGGCTTCGGTTCCCCAAAGTTCTCGCACGAGCGTCAACGCGAAATCGCTCGAATGGGTGGCTACGCCGTACATCGAAAGGGTACCGCTCACCACTGGAACAGCGATACCGCAGCTCAGGCTTCCGATATCGCCGCACTCAATCGGCAGCGCCGTAAGGTGAGGGAAAGATAACGATGAGTAATGCAGAACAGATCGTAGCGCTGCGCGCCCGGCTCACCCTCCTGACCCCCCAGGAACGTCGCTGCTGGCACATCTGGCGCTGTTGGCGCGCGGGCCTGCTGCGGTGTCTCCGCTGCGGACTGGTGACGCGATGACCGCTGACCTGCGCGCCCGGCTCACCGCGCTCCCGCGCTATTGGGGCACGTTGAGCGATACCGGCACGGGTGAGCATCTGTATGTGCGTTGGGCCGATGTCGCCGCGCTTCTGCGCGAGCCGCCGGCGGACGACGCGCGATCGATGAAGTGTGACGGTTGCGGAGATAACGTGCAGCCCAACAAACCGAGAAGCTCGTGCCTCGCGTCCGTTAATTGCTTGGAACGCGGGACGGGAACATACGCCGCCCGCGCCGCCGCGCCAAAGGAGAAAGATAAGTGAAGGTTATATGGTCTGAGGAGTGGAAGAAGCTCGGTTACATCGGCGAGAAGGAGATGTGGCTGGACCTGTATAAAGCGAACAGCCTCACCTCCCTCTCCCAAAAGTTCAACTGCAGTATCAACGCCATTCGCGATCGCTTCGCGAAATGCGGTGTGCCGCTTCGCGGGCCCGGCGGCCCAAACAATCAAAAGTTCGAGGTAGACCGTGCCCTAATAGACGACATCACCGCGACAGGGGTTCGCGCTGCCGCACTAAAGAGGGGTGTAGCTCCACAAACTCTATACCAGCGACTGTACTATAGTAAGGGACTATCTGTGAAGAAACTACAACAGGCAGCTGAAGCCCTGAAAGAGGAAGAGCCTAACGGTGATGTTTAAACCACTCTATCTGCCTTAACCGTTTCACGGCGGCACTATACGACGCGTACCTCTTACTCAGTCTCTTCCCTTTATGGGATAGGACTACATACCCGCCCTTCACTTTGCGAACCATTTCATCGCCTCCGCGAAAACTGTGAACACCCAAAAGGCTAGGCCCAACCCTACGAAATCTACCAAGCCCTTCGCCCGAAACGCTGCGAGGAGGAAGCATAATAGAGCAAGGAACAGACAAATAGCTTTCCCTGTAAACGCGTTCATTTTCCTCTCCTCTTCCACCAATTCGCGACCCACGACCAAGCCAATACATACGCGAGGAAGACGGCGAGCACCGCGAGTTGATCTAACATCACCTCGTCCACGAAGTAAGCGGCTGTTTCGCGCTGGGCAACCCCGCCATTCGCCTCATCCCTTCCATCACATTACCACTCTCCCACTCCCTGATCGCCCTTAGTGTATCGGTCGCGGCGCCTATAGGCAGGGGTACCGTCTGCTTTATAATACTGTTCAACAGCCTCCCCCTCTGTATCCTTGCAATGGGATCATTCTGTGACGGATCGACCATCGCGTTCCACGTACTTGCAGCTTGCAAGCCCATCTGCGCGAACGGCCCACCGGTATAACCCAGAGGGCTGAAAAACAGCCACCTTGTCGCGTCAACACCAAAAGCGGCATTGGCAGCTCCAAACATCGCACTCTGTACACCTACCCACCTACCCACAGCCGCTATCCTGTTGCTTCGCGACCCCCGCACTAACATATTACGGAGGTTCTCTGCGTACCAAGCCGGCCACGTCCCATACTGAAAAAGGAACCTGCCTAACGTACTCTGCATAGCATACGGCGCATTCCCCCGCTCATACACGTACTGCGTTGCCTTCTGGAACTCGTCACCAAGGCGACTTGCAACCCTCTCTACGGCGTCAGCTGTCTTCGGCTCCATCAGCTTCTTCAGCTCTGTTATGAAGCCGCCATTCGGTACGTCCCGCATATCTGCCTTACTCTTCTCAAGGAACGTCGGCCAATCAATCTTCCCACTGATGTACTGTTCACCGAACCGCTTCGCCCGAAGATACTGTGCCCTATACGCAACAACCCGGTTAAAATCATCCGTATTCGCGTGCCACCGCGTCCCTCTATTAAAGAACAAATCTGCCGCCTTACCCACCTTCTGCTGGAGCGGTGAAGCCGAGGCCTCAGTTCCCCGCTCAATAATCCCTGTCAACTCCTGCAGAGGAGCATAAACAGTGCCAGGCCTTACCACGCCCCGCTTAACCATCTCCTCCTGTATCGCCTTATCCTTCCACCAAGCCGTCCCGTACCGCCACCCTTCTAGCCAATCTTTCGCGCCGACGATAGGCAGACTAGTTTGCATGGTCTGCAACAGGTTACGAAGTGGGACACCCACCTTCCACGCCAAATTGGTGAAGTAGTTCATCTGCGTCATCATACTAACGAAGTCCTGCGCGTCAGTATCCGACACATCCAACTTCATCGATTTAAACACCTGTCGCGTTGCTCGCGCGAGACTCATCTGTAGGGCGTCAGGCATGTGAATCACCTCATTAAGGTGCGTCACATAAAGGTCCAGCACATCGGCGGGTATCCTACGCGCTTCGACCCACGCTTCAGCCTCCGTCTTCATCTTCTCCCACGTCGGGTTCAGATGCCTCTCCTCGGCCAGGCCCCTTATCAACCTATTCGCAATCTTCTGGAAGTCGAACTCCCGGTCCGTTATCGGTATATTGCCATTCTCCAAATCCTTCGAGAACAGCCTTCCTAACGTCGGTATGACACTCCGACCCCTCGCTGCATAACGAAAATCTCCATCCGCCTTCCGTATGTTGGGGAACATACTGAAAAACGTTTTCACCTCCGGCTGGCTAAAACCCTCACTACTGAAGAATTCGTTATAAAACTTCTCCAACTTACCCGCTGCCTCGACTATACCAGGCCCGAATTTCTTTTCATACGCTGCAACATCGCCCAGGCCCAGCATCCTCGCTTCAAACAGTAACTGCACTTGTTTACGGGCATCGCGGCCTAAAGGTAACGCCAGCTCATTTATATGCCTCAGCGCAGGGACTGTAACCTGCTGGACCTTCTGTGCCGCGACATTTATCGCTCGCCACCAATCGTAGAACGGTGCGCCCAACCTGTTCTGCAGGTCCTTCGACAACTCCATCATCGGGCGAAACCGCATCGTAACTTTGGCTAGAGGCCCACTGATATCGGCGAAAGGTGTTTCCGCAGGCAAGTGTTCGGGATCCCATCTAGGAGGAGTCGCGGCGAAGTCCGGCTCCGGCTCAATAATAGGCATGTGGGAGCCACTATCCGGCTTAAACGACACATCCGGCGCCTTTACAAAATCGCCCAGGTCCGCATTCAAATAGGGCTCATCTCCCGCGCCGGGATAGTTTATCCGCTGCTTCGCCTCCTTCGTGTACCTCCTATACGGTCCAAGCGAATCCTGCTCGATCCTACCCTGTTCCCACAACTCCTTCGCCCCAGCGTCTCGCCAATACGTATACAGCGCAGCATCCTCAGCAGGCCGCCCGCTCAATACATATATACCATTTCCCTTACCCTTCCGCGACAGCGCCTGCAGTATCTGGTCCACGTCGCGTTGCTCCACACCCAAGAAACGTAGAGCGTCGCGGTTCTTCGCAGCGGACAGCGTGACCGCGTCCTTATTATACAACACGAACGCTTTCCTGCCCATATTGTCCATGTCCGGCAACGCGAGGACTTTCAGCGTATCCGCAGGCACGCCCATTTGCCGCTCAAGCTCCGCAACCGTACCGCGCAGCGCGCCCTCATCCTTCGTATATACCGGTACAAGATTCTTCCTACCCTGTACCAACTCACCGATTGCCTGTTCATGCATTGAAGTGGGCAGGAACCTATTCACATCCACATCGGGATCCCACGCTCGCATGCTGCCCATCTTCCACGCTAGCTCGAGGTCCTTCTCAACCTTCCCCGTGCCTTCGGCATGTGGTATGCGCTGTACCGCCTCCATCGCCTCCAAGCTATCTGCGAAGTCGCGGCTGTAACCCCTAGGGCTCTGTAAGACAATCTTCGTACCGAAGGGAATAGCCTTCAACCCGCGTTCACTGGCCGCATCCTGTAACTCAGTCAAATTCGCTAGCGGCAGCGACATACTAGCTAAATCCCGCAGCTTTTGCGTACTCTGTACATTCTGTATAGGGACATGCGAGTCGCCTGCAACCGCTACTAACACCGATGTATCGCCACTAATCCCCTTACGCAACAAAACCTGCGCCGCACGCCTCTGGGTCGACAACTCGGCTTGTCCACTTAGCGGAGGCACACTCAAGACTACGGAGCCATCCCTCCGTATGAACATCCGAGGGTCCAACCCAAACTGTACATCTGGATCCGTCGAGCCAAACAGCTCACCGCGAAAATGATTCTGCTCAGGAAGATTACTACCGCCCCTGGGCTCAAACGAAATCTCGCCCGTATCCACATGTACAATGGCACGTCTATCGCTTCCATCCAAATGCGGCTTCAACCTAACATTCTGCGTGCTGCGCCCAATCGACATCGGAACCTGAACATACGCGAGGGGTACCTCACTCCTCGTCCCATCCGGCCGCTCAACCGTCAGGGTATTCTTCGGGGGTTCGACAGCGGGAAGCTCTACAACAGGAGCTCCTTTGAAAACGAACCCCTGTCGTTCAAGTATTGCTGTTAACTGCTCAGCTTCTTCAGGGGTATGTCCTCTAGCTACTAAATCCTCAATATGCAGCTCTCGTCCACTCTTCGGAGGGACAATCTGCACGCCCTGCACCACCGTCCCCTGCACCACCGGTTTATCCGGCTCGGCAACCCGTATAAGGTCACCCACCGCGGGTACATCGCCATTCTCCGCTACAGTCGCGGGAGGTGCTGCCCCAGGTACCTTCCTCTGCTCAACCGCTAGAGGAGCAGGTGGCTTCGCCTTACCCTGTAACGCAGTTAACAGTGTATTAGCACCATCTGCATCCGCGCTAGTTATCCCTGCTACCTTAACCTTCGTTCCATCCTGCGTCATCTGCCACAGCTGCTGCTTAAAGCGAGTGACCTGCTCCTTCAAATGGGTCGGGTTAGTCGGATCATATGTAAAATCAGTCGACCCTCCGCCAGCCTCGCCCGTAGGGCTCTGCCACGTTACCGTAACCCGCCCAACGTGGTTCTTCGCCTCACTCGCGATGAGCGGGTCAATCGTAATCTGCGGTTCATTCAACGCGGCCTGTGCATCGGCCTGTTTCGCCGCCTGCAACACAATTGGGGTCTGCTCTAACTTCGAATCGGCGGTCCCCGCCTTCAGCACCGCCTGCACCACTTCAGGCTTCGCCGGCACACCCGCCCTTATCGCCGTCAGCTGGGACTCAATTGCCTGCTGATCTCGGTATATACGCTTAGCCTCTTCCCACGATACCTTCCTCTCGCGCTGAATCTTCTCAACATCCCTCCCCGCCTGTGTTGCAACTCGCGCTGCTGCCGCCCTGCCCTCGGGCGTTCCCATCTGCTGTACGGCAATCTCCGCGTCCGTTAACGGTGCCGTCGTCGTCGTCGTTGTCGGCGGTACTCCCGTTGGAGGTGCGCCTTCAGGCGGCGGAGGACTGAATGTTCCAATTACCTTCGCTTTGGGCGGTAGCTTCTTCCCCTCGACCAGTGCACCAACGCGAGTTGGATCCTCCGTATGCTGCCATATAACTGCAGTCTTGCCTTTCGCGGTGATGCCCGCAGCCAGATCCGCAGCGAACTGGGCCTTCTCCGCGTCGGTCATCGTACTTAACGCATCCTTGACCTCAGCCACGGTACTGAAAGCAACAGTTGACGGCTTACTCACGGCCGCAGCGACTTGATGCTGCCCCAACTGTGTAGCAACCGCGGCGGTTATATTTGGTGTCTCCTCCTGCCAAGCCTTCATCATCGCGGGGATGCCGATCATCTCGAAGGCACCCATCGCGACGCTCTGCTCCGCTACCCTAGCCCACCGGCTTTCGCCCGGATCCAACTTCGCCGCCGCACTCAACACCCCACCCGTAGCCGCGCCCGCTAAAAGGCTTCTCGTAAGCTGGGCACTAAACGAGGCTGCCTTCGGCACCGCGAAAGCACTTCGCGCTGCTCCGTATGTTCCAATAAACGCAGGCAGCGAGCCAGCGAACTCGCCGATCGTAGAGGGCGCACCCGCTAGAAACTGCTTCGTCGCGGGCGTTGCATCGTACGTCGCCGCGAAACGCGACTTCTGCATCATACCGAGAGTTTTGCGAACCGAATCCTCCTGCCAGAGGTCCAGCTTGTCTGCGAACGTCTCAGGCAAAAACGCCGACACGGGGCTCAACAACCCCTTTATCAATCCTGCAGCCGTACCGAGGGCCTGCGATCGGATCAAATCAGCACTATCCGTCGGCGTGATGGGCTGCGTCATGCGCTGCGCACGGGCAGCAGTCTTCTCCTTCTCCTTCTCCGTAGCCCACGAAGCAAACGTCTCCTGTAAGCCCGAAACCATCGTATTCAAATCATCGGGCTCGGGCGCCGGTGCCTGCGTCGGGACAGCTTTCGCGATGGCATCTCGCGTCTGCTTTACCAGATCAGGTAGACTCTGCTCAGTCTGTTCGTCAAACGGAGGCATATCAGTCCTGCTGCTGCTCCAACGAAGCGGGTGGCTTCGGTTTGAACAGATCGATGAACTTACTTGGGTCGTTTATCGCAGGCACCACATTCTGTTCGAAGTAGTCCTGCATAGCCTTCTTTTGCTCGTCGGTCGCGTTGGGGCTGTTCACCGTTTGCTGAATGCCCTTCGTAATGTTACGGATGATATCTGTCTGCTCCTGCGTCAGCTGCTTCGTTGGTGTGTACATCTCCGCAGGCGTGAACATTCCCACTACCGCCGACGACTGCTGCTTCCGCAGCCCCTTACCAATCGCCTCAGTCATAGCTTTACCGAAGGCACTCCCTTCATCAATGCCATACGCACCCGCAGACAAACCCGATTGCCACACAGCTGAAGCAGCTTGCCTTACACTCGCAGCGAAGGGGTGGTTCTCATCATATGTCTTAAACGGTACGCCGTACATCCCCGCGAGCCTACCGGTCAAATCCTGCGTCAGGGTATTTATCTTATCCTCCAAATCCGCCTTCTGCGAGCTGGACATCAATCCAGTAAGCCCTCCGAACGACGTCTCTTTATACGTCGCGATGAGGGCACTCAGCGACTCGCGGATCATGCCAATCCCTGACTTCGACTCAAGGATCTGCTGGGCATTCTTCTGTATCAGCTGCTGCCTCTCAATTTGCGCCATAGCGGCTAGATTCACCATACCCGGCATCTGTATGGGCATCGGCTTCCCGTTCAACGCAGCGTCGGCATTCAACAACGCTGCGTCATAGGGTATTGCCGCCTTATCCGCAAACTCCTGTGCGATGCGGGCTCGTGAGTTTGCAAACTCGAGGTTTACCTTCTGCCTCTCGCTCTGCGCATTGAACATGTTCACCGCGAGTTGCCGCTCAGCAATCGACCTAACCTGTACCACCTTGCCTGTGTCCGGGTCTCTATACGTTTCAGGTACCTTATCCCACTGTCCATTCGCGACTGCAATAGCCGATTGCATCGCAACACCAGGCGGTAGGCCGAAGGCTACGCTAAACTTCTCATACCAGTCCTGCGTCTGCTGCTTCACGTATAAGGGTCCAGCTTTCTTCTCGCCCAACGCGATATCCTCTAACATCTTCTCATCGGTCAAGCTAAATAGCTTGGCAGCAATCGGATCCTTTACGTCCCCCGCCATCAACACATTCGCGGGGGTCATACTTACCACGCCGGTCGCGATGCCTTCCTTCAGCTTCGCCAAACTCGCTTCTGACTGGGCCTTCAACGTCTCTGCTTGGGCTTTACCCAACGCGACCGTCTCCTCTTGAGTTGGGAAGCCCAAACTCAACGCAGCCTGATGCATCTGTTGTAGCTTTTCCTGCGGAACCTTCTTCCCCTTCTTCCAGAACATTGCGGGAGCCATCGCCTCTACAATACCCTGCCTGAACGTCGGGTCCTGCAACAGTTCCTGTCTCTTGCCCGGCGGCAGCTTCATCAGCTCCGTTATCTTCTGCATCCCTGCTAAATCTAACTGCTTCAGCTTATAGCGGAGCTCAACCGCGTTCTTTACACCCTCACCAATCGACTTACCCGCTTGCTCCACCGCCTCAGCGATCAAACGGTAATCGACATAACCGGGATAATACGAAAACCCTGGAGGTGCTTGTTTAGCCACATTCTCACCCTAACAAGCCAGCTGTAATTAACGCACCCAATATACTGCCGCCTGCAGCGATACCCGCTGCACCCAACGTCGCTCCAGCTCCAGGCGGTTGTGGGTAGACCTGTGGGAAGGACGTCGCCAGTCCAAGCGCAGCCTGCAACGCGGGTGGCAACGTCTGCATCTGCCTCACGAAGTTTTGGTACTGCATCTGCTGTGTAAACTGACTACCCTGCTGTTGCAGGCCAGCGACCGCGAGGAGGTTCTGTGCGCTCTGTCCATAAGCCGAACCTAAGGCATTCGCATACCCGGGATACTGGCCCGCAGCACCCAACTGTATCCCCGCGCTAGCGAGGGCATTCTGTGCGGGCGCCTGCAACACACCAAGCCCACTATTTATGGCCTGCAGCTGATTCGCTACCCCGCCTTGCTGCGCCTGCAGGTTCAATCCCTGCGCCGATTGTAGCAACTGGCCAAGACCCTGTTGCGCGCCAGACTCAAGCTGCCCCGCCTGTACACCAGTTCCACCAATCAGTTGGCCGGCACCTAACCCTGTCCCGCCTATCAACTGGCCGATTCCACCATACCCCTGAGCGATGTTTTGCAGCGCGTTTACGCCACCCAACTGTGTCTGTGCCGCCTGCTGCAGTATCCCCGTCAACAGTTGCGACTGCTGCGCCTCAATCTCTGCCTGGCCACGCGTTGCACCAAGACCCAGAGCTTGCGAGACATCACTACCCTGTCCAAGACCCTGTGCTCCATACTGCTCGCGAATCGCCGCCAAATTCGCTGCGATATTCTGCTGTCCCGCGTTCTGTATACTCTGCACAGACTGTAGCAGTTGCTGAGTTGGGGCACCGCCGGTCGCCGCGATATTCTGCGCCCACGGCAACGCCGAACTTAGTGCCTGCGAAGCCTGTCCGCCAAATTGCTGTGCCGCGCCGAGGGCACCAGTCCCATACTGCTGCGCAGCCCCAAAGGCACCCTGCCCATACTGCTGTGCCGCTGCTACACCCTGCTGACCTGCCTGTTGTATCCCACCCAAATCCAACTTAGGCGTCGTCCCACCGGGTTGCAGGAAGTTCTGTAACGGGCCCAACAACGGACTGATATTCGTGGGCGCGTTGAACCCCAATAGGTTTTGCAACGCACCCGCTCCAGGTTGCAGCATCTGCTGGACCAGAGTGGGTTGCAACCCGGCGTTCTGCTGGCTGCTGATCAAACTCTGCGTGATGGGTAGGTTGAACAGGTCGCTGCCCGGTAACATGCTATACTGCTGATTCGGCGTGAACGCGTTCTGGCCAAAGTAGGCCTGTAACGCAGTCCTCAGCGGCTGGATGTCCGGTGGGATATTCGAACCCTGATAATTGAACCCTCCTGGAGGCTCGCCCCAAGGCCGATTTACTGCAGTGCCACCTGATGTGTCAGTTGACATAGGCGGTCGGCTTACAGCCGTGCTAATATTGCCTACTCCAGGTGGTGCAGGTCCTCTCGACGCATTAGTCGCGTTATTAACCTGCATGTTCTGTGCAGGGCCTAACGCTGCGTAAGGTGACGGCTCACTCGTCATCCTCGCTTGCGTCGGCGTGCCAAACTGCGGCGCGTTCCGTGCGAAGGCTTGTGCATTGTCCTGCAGCATACCGTGCACAGCCTGTAACTGGGCTAAATAATCATTCGTCGCGCCGGCGTAAGGCGACTGCCCTATATACGACGCGCCGAAGAAGTCATCAGGCTGTTGTGTCTGCGCCATTTATCTACCCTCGGCTTCGCCGACCCTCAACTCAGGGATGATTTGCCAACTCGCGTCAACCTCGTCCCGCAGCAAACCGAAAGCGAATAGGTCGCACGCCGCATTCGCCTCCTTCCACGCCTTACGTAACACACCCTCTCGCCTGAACCCGATCTTCGGATACTCAACCTGCGCTAGTACGCTCGTCTCCGGTACAAACGCGGCAAGCCGGATCAGCTCAAACTCCTCGAAAGCTGTCGCGATGACGTCCTGCGCCAGCATCCTGCGCGAGCGACCGAACTTCCTGTCCCAAAAGATAGTGTTGAAGGTCGCGGCGTACGCCGGCACGATATTGGTGAGGTAAAACAAACCCACATCCCCCACTTCGACGAACCACGTATCCGCCCTGAACAGATACTGCTCAAACAGGGTAAGATGCTCGCGTGGGACCTCGATATTCGAGTATCGCCGCGAAAGGCTGTGTATCTTCTCTCCATCCAGCTGAAGCAGTCTCAGCTCCTGCCCTGGTTCGACGGCCCTACAACGAACAGTAGAAAGGCTGTCGTCGCGGTGCTCGACTTCAGGTAGATGTTCGCTGTGGTCCACGCCGTCGGTCCCTTGTAACATGACGCTGCCTTATCCTGAGAGAAGACTAAATACCCTACAGGTACCACGCCCAGGTTATGTGCTACCGCATCCTCGGTATTCGCGACCGCGTTCGAAGTATAACTGACCCATATCCCATTCACATTATCACTATTAACGCCATCACCAAAACCCAGCCCCGCACCATCAATAAACTGCCGCAGCTTTCGCGTTACCTGTACTAACCAAGTATACAACTCCTTCACATCCTGGCTTACCGGTACCGGTAAGAGTGGGGGCTGTAGGTCGAGTTGCATACTACTGTATAGCCTGCGCCTTCGCCTCAAGCTCAGGGTAAAACGCTATAACGAACGGCACCTCTGTATCCGAATTATTTTCTATCTTAAAGCGGACTCTCCTACCGGTAGTTTGTCTACTGAGGTAAGCGTCTCCAATAGCGCTAGCCGCGGTACCTCCGACGGTCTTGTTAAAAGGACCAGACCACGAGGTCCCACGATCAACACTGAAATAAAAGGCGAGCGTGAAAGGCGTTCCCGGATCAAGGTACGTAAAACCAACCCCGTGCATCTCCACCATCCGGTTTGCCAGCGAAGGGTCGATGTCGCTCGCAGTGAAGTCCTGACTAGTCCACCTGCACGCGATAGGTACCTTCGTACTTCCAACACTGTCATAGGGGTATGCGCTATCCATGGTATATATGTTCCCATCGCTCCCCCCAAACAAGTTGACGCTGGCTGAATTGGTACTGAGTAGCGACGCGAAAGTGAACGTCTGCTGGGCGATCGTCCCGACTAGCTGTGCAATCGTCACATCACTATCGCGATAGTGCGTCGCCGAGCAGGTCAAAACAGGACTCGCGAAGCGCCACGGATACATCACTCCGCGTTCCCATTGATATACCCAAGCAGTACCGGGTACCACCTCGCTTTGCATGTTGATGTACGCGACGAACTCCTGCGCGTCTAGGTTCAAATAACTGAAGTTGCGGAGCACCGCGGCCGGATTATAAGTCCGAAACAACTGGGCTCTAACCGCTCCACCCACTGCCTGCAGCTGCGCCCCATTGAACAGGTAGAAGTTATCCGTCCCCACTATAAACTGTACAGTGTTATGACCCTGTATAAGGAAGGGGCTCAGTAGCCCAATATCCGTCACGACTAGGTCGAACTGTGCAGGCCCTGCAACGCTGCCTGTCTTCACCCCGACGAAGATACCCTTCTCTGTATATACAATCAGGTTGTTCATCAGCTTACGAATGGCCCTAACCTGATACACATTATCCGCCAGGTCTAAGAAGCCCGCGCTAATGCCCACCCAATCCGTGTGATCACCAAATCCACTCCACCTCACCCTAAACGGCGCGTTTGTCCCACCTTCAACAGTGAACCCTGCATACAACCTGTTATTCCACCGCGTCAGCGACCTGCTCGGTTTCGCGTTGGCGTTTATCGCCGCGTATACAGTCCCAGTCAAAGCCAAGGCCATAATATTATCAACGCCCTGACTGAACACCAAACTATCCTGCGACGTCTCAAGGCTAAAGAGGTTCGCTGCGGTACCGGTTAGTGCCGGACCGGTCATCGCATCCCACACACCAGTTCCTACGTTATACCTGTACAAGCCTGTCGCGGTGGTCGCGAATAACAAGCGCGAGCCGGTTACCGCCTGTGCTCCATATAACCCAGTTACCGCTGAAGGCAGGCCATTCGCAGTGTATAATGCGTAGCCAGGCCTCTTTCTCAGCACTCCACGTTGGACCTGCATATTCTGCATGTCCGGTGAAACGCCGGCTGCGATGTACTGTGGGGGATCTTGAAAACTAGCCCCGCCGACTGGACGAATAGTTAGGCTACGGCGAGTGACTGCAGGCATTTTTACACTATGACTGGACGTTCAGCAATCTTCTGAATCTCCTCCTCTTTCGCGTTGACCTCCTCTTCCAACCGCCGACACATCTCATCAAAAGGTATGAACTTGCCCGGGTACATATTAAACGGCGCAGCCGGTACCTCGTCCATCACCTGCGCCTCATCGTTCACTAAAACGAAGAAGGGCCGTATCTCAACGCGAAAGAGCCTCAACCGCACCTAAGTGATCTCCTCAAGCGTGATAGTACTACCCATCGTCCCGAAAGCAGCTGAATTAACCCGTGCAGACGCGGGATTACTCTGATACCTGCCCCTTACCTTATACGTAAATGCCCCAACGCCACCAGGCGCAGCGTCTATCGTCTCTATCGCTACCTGCGCATTCATCGATCCTTGATTCGCCGCATCCGCGCTGAACAGCACCGAGTCAAACTCCTGTATTAGGGTCGTATCACGATACACTTGTAAGTCGATCTGCCCAGTCCAACTTACAGTATTATTCGTCAGCGCCAAACTGACTGAAGCCCTCACCTTCACCCTGTGTGACGCACTCTGTAAGGTAATGCCGTTAGCGAGATTCGTTATGTCCGCGAAAGAGGTCGATAGTATCGTCTCCGTCGAGGTCGACCTGAAGACAATCTGATGGACCGCCGCCCCCGTCACGCTAGTCGCGGTGACCGACCCAGCAAATGTCGCGTTCCCCGCCTTATCCACCTTATACTTCGAAACCCCATTCACCTGCCTATCTACTAACAGCGACGCAGCATTACTCGCCGTATCGTTCACATTATACCGGCAAAGGACTGGTGTACCAGTTGTGTTCCACGTTCCCGACAGCTCAACCATGCTCTGAGCGTTCGCCCCTGTCAACGAATAGCCGCCGCCTCTCAACAGCTCCTTATTTGGCAGTGTATCGGCGTCGCTCAAAATCAAATTGATGTGGGCCCCATCGGTATTCACGTCCTTATTCCAGACGTGTTGATACGCCATGCGCTGCCTGACATCCAACTTGAACTGTCGCGATTGCGTGCCGAGGCTCGACGCGAGGTCGTTATCCGCCGGCTTCGTTTCGTCCCATACGTTTGTCCAGGGAGGGCTCGCCATCTAGATGAACTCCCACTCTACTTCAGTATTATCCTTCATGCAGAGGGCGTGCCAAACCTTCTCACTCAAATCAATACCCGCCCCATTTGTCTCCCGCCCTCGCTCATCGCGACCGCCCTCAGCTGCAGGCCTCGTACCCATGAAAACATAATCATGATCGTTCTCATTCCACGGTCCTACATCTAACACAACCGCATAAGTCTTAAGTCCATTAACCGGATTCGTCAACCGTATGAACCGGCCTACGGCCTTCCAAGAAGGTAAAGCGACAAACGGTACCACTGTATCCACAACGTACCCAGACGCGGTCTTGCCACCTACCAAACCCTCTCGCGTTGCCTTAACTCTCACGATCCGAAGACTCAGCTAAGTCGCTCGCCCTCTCCCTCGTCTCGGGATCCCTTGGAGGGTTCGCAACATAAGCAAGGCCTACGCCTAAGAAGATGAACAGGGTAGTCACAAAGGGATTCGTCGCTTTGCTTGACGCAGCCTGCAACCCCGCCGCAACAGCTCCAGCTAACAGTACAACATCCCTCTGTTTCATCGCCCCACCCTCGGCCTGAATCCCTGCCTATAATCGTTCAGCTTCGCCTGATCCAAAGGTAGCTTCTTCCTATCAGCCTCAGTCTGAAACAGCTTCAGCTGTACTGCGGCTTGATCGAAGTCCCTTACCGTCTCAAAACCAATCCTTGCGGCGTCCATTACAATAAACGGGTCAAACAGCTCGTCCAACTCACTACTGTCTGTACCCGAGAACTCGACCGGCTTCCTCTTATACCACACCCGAATAGTCTTATCCGTATCGCTCAGCGAGTCGAAGTAGAACACCCGCCCATACCAATAGTACTTATACGGCCTCGCGGTGGGCTTCGTTCCCGCCTTCTCCATCCGCTCCTGCGACTCCAGGGTAATAATGTAGCCGTCTGTCTGATTACGCAAAAATGTGGGAAACCACAAATCCGGAATAACGTCTAAAAGCGAATCCTCACCTTGACTTAGGGTGACATCCGCAAACTTCTGTATCTCCGGATGCCTGAAGAGCATCGCGACATTCAGCGTCGCGTCGCGTATAAACGCCGCGCGTTGGCTGCTCGTCACATCATCCCTATTACCCAACCGCAGCAGTACCTCTGCGTCGATCGCCGCGAACGTCCTTCTTGCCACCGTTAAAGATCCTCATCCTCATTCGGTAGCGTTGCAGGCCGCTCCTCATAAGGTACATTCAACTGCCTATAGTAAAATGCCGTACCGGCCTTATCCCGGCAGTTATTCGTATTATCGCCCTGACACACAACCCGCCCGTTCTGAACCAGCACCTTCACCCTCGGGTACTGGAAGCCGCAGACATCGCACAAATACCACTCACTGTGCTGCCGATTATTCGTCATGCGGTTATCAAGCATTAGGGCCTCCACCGCCTGTCCCTCGCCGAGACCCGCCTATCCCCCTCGCTTCGCGGCTCGACGCCCTTCCTCAAAAGGTATTGGTGAAGGTCCTCTGCGACCTTCTTCGACCTGTCGTCCGTCTCCCTAACCTGTCGTATAAACTCTTCGTTTAAGTCGGCAAGGAGGATCAACTCAGCCATCGTTAACTCCTTCCCAACATGATCCAACACCCTATTCAACAGCCTCGCAGTCGCGACTAACCTCTGCGCAATATCCAAAACCTCATGCATCTGGCTTCGCCTGCCTCGCCGCCGCCAACTCGCGTTGCGCCTCGTCCAACGCGAGTTGCAACTGCTCCACCTGCGCCTGCAAGGACATGACTTGGAGCGAGAGCTGGCCGAGGCGCTGGGCCACGCGCTGATCGAGGCTGAGCAGGTCAGGCATCAGCGGACCCCCGGGACAGTGAAGGAAGGGTCGAAGAACTCGGTACGGTGCCGCGCCGCGAGATCCTCGATTCGGGCCAGCCCCGCGTCGTCGAGGAGCCAAGGACTCGTTCCGAGAATAAGAGCGAGTTCGTCAACCGTGAAGCAAGAGGCGTTCAGGTGCCGACACGCTTCAAGGATCGCCGCACAACGCTCGCGACGAGGGTAGAGCGCGTCGCGAAGGGTGAACAGTGATATTGGTGACGACCCGGTGGTGAAATCATCCATCGTCAGACCCCTTAAGCTGCCGCGGTGATGATTCCATTTTTCACCGTAATCGTCACGACACCGGGAATGACGATCGATTGAGTCACACCAGAGGAGCCGTCGGAGGATTTGAAGTCGGTGGCCTTGACGACGCAGGTCGGGACGTTACCGTTCGTAACAGTGATGAAGTCGACGTAGGCGGCGCCGTCGACGTCGTACGCGCTGAGCGAGGCGGCATGGCCGTCGACCGTGTCGGTCTTGAAGCGGGAGCCGGAGACGATGAAGTCGGGGGCGGTGATGGGACGCACCGAGAGAAGATCGGTATCGTTCAGTGTGAGAACTGGCGCATACGTCGCCGGATCTTGGAACTGAACCGCGCCGTGTCCGAATGCGCCGCCACCGGCCCTGAACACGACGTCGCCACCCGGTACGGTATCCGTGCCGGTTCCTGCAATGAAGCTCACGGCACCACCCGATAAACTTGTCCCGCTGTTGAAGCTCACTCCGGCGCCGCTAGCTGTAGTCACGTCCCCGCTGACAGCCGACCCGGCGCTAATCGAGATCGAACCGCCATCACCACCTTCAGCACCATTGGGCGCTTGTAACAGAAGGCTCGCACCGTTCCCACTCACCGACGCCGCTGGCTGGATCGTCTGATCGGCGGTCGGACTGCCGGGGAGGCCGAGGACGAGCGGCCCGTTGTTGAAGGTCACCAGGGGTCCGCTCAGGCCCAGCCGCCCGGTGGTGTTGGTGAACGGGGGGACGATCCCGTCGCCTTCGAGCCCGGTATCGGTGAAGGGGGTCGAGAGGTCCGTCCCCATCGTGCCGATGAGGCCGATGGACGAAGGGGTGCCGTTACTCACCACCCGGTAGATGTTGTAGCCACTGGCGCCGGGGGTCGGATCCCAGGCGAGGGTGATCGAGTGATCGGCGTCGAGGGTCGCGGCGCCAGTACTGACCAAGATCTGGTTGTCGTAGACGCTGGTGTGGGCGCCAGAGTCGGGGAAGGTCGCGACGACCGCGTAGGTGTAGCTGGTCGTACCGGGGTCGCCGTTGACGGTCGGGGTGATGGTGACGTCGTTCACCCGGACAACGGTGAGGATGCGGCCCTCGTGGTCGAAGGTCAGACCATCGAGATAGAGGTTCCGTGCCCGGTAACTCCCCCCTCCGATGTCGTAGGCCGCGTCCGCCCAGGGGCGGAGGTGCCCGGTGTCGTGGTCAAGAGTCCAGCGCGATGTCCCTTCGGTGGCGAGGATCAGATTGGCGGCCGAGGAGAGGATCGTGTCGCGGGCGGTTCCGCCCTCGTCGACGCCGCCCTGGGTGCCCATCACCCAGTTGTTCGCGTCCCAATAGATGCAGCCGAGTTCGGCGTTGGTTTTGTTCTTGAGCCGGAAGCTGGTGTCGTTCTCGCCCGAGGCGATGACGGTGATGTTCGGGGTACCGATGAGGAAGACCGGGTGGACGGTGTCGCCGAACCAGGTCTGGTTGTCGGCGGTGTCATTGAGGGAGCGGCCGACGAGAATCGCGCCGTCATGGGCGGCGTCCCATGAAGCACCGAGGCCGATACCAAAGATCGCACAGGGTTTCGTCGGGTCGTTGGCATACGCCAACCAGGCTTGTGAATCACCCGGCCCAGACAATTTGGACGAACCACCAACCTCTGTAGAGAACAGGCGTCGTGTCGCACCCGTCGAGATTTTCTTGTGCGCTAATCCGAACAGGTCGTGAATGATCTCAAAGTCGAAATCGCTGGCTGGGATCGTCAGAGAAGTCAGAATCGGCGTGTCACTCCACCCCTGCGTCGTCCCGTCATCAGCGAGCACCTTGTTCGCGCCGGTCGAGGGAGGTAACCCACCCCCTCCTGAAGGTACTACGCCACCATCCTTCACTAGTTTACCAGTCGTGCCATCGAAAACAGCGAGATGACCATCCACCGCAGACGTCGGTCCTACAACATTTCCAGGTGTAACTGGGACCGGTACCTCGTTCCCATGTACATCATACGCCCGGAGGAAGAAGTTTGGACTCGGCATCTTAATACCCCAAGCACATCACGCCAACAACATCAGCCGCAGCCATCGTCCCCGCGACCGTCACCTGTGTCGTCGTCGGCACCGCCCTAACAAGCTGCGCCGTCGTCTCGTTATTCGCACTGCACACCGGAGCGTTTGTAAACGTTACACCAAACGCCACAATCCCAGTCGACGCACCGCCTGTCCCCACAGTCACCCTAAACGAGCTAGCCTTACCAGCTATCGTTGGCCCTGTCCCAAACCCCGAGCTAACCGTCGGCACTGTTATAGCGTAGACTAAACTGGGTGTCGTACCCTGATACAACCCGCTCGTTGTAGGGTTGGCCCCCACACACCATCGATTCGTTACATTATTATTCGAACTGATACACATTCCCTGCGACGTCGAGTTAACACCCGCGACTTGCGTCTCGCTCTGTAACACATTCCACGTCGCGTTGGTTGTGAGGTTTATCCTCGAGAAGTTCGTCGCGTCGGTGTACGCCTCATACACCCTAAATTCATGCGTTAGTGCACCAGAGCGAATTGCACCGATGTTCACCGCCTCCGCAATAAACGGTGGAGTACTACCGCTCCCAGCCGTCCCCGGCGTCACCACGATCGGTTGCTGGGCTAAACCGATCAAGCTAAGCAGCATGACACCAAACCCACCGATCGAGAGGAGGAGGAGCTTAGGCATGGTACGTCACCTTAACAATACCAGCACCCGTTGCAGCGAGGATGAACCGTAACCGGCTGATATTCCTCTCCCCCTGCAACAGCATAGAGCTGCCATCAACAAGGAGATGGCCCTCACTTGTCGTCGGATCCGTTCCATCATACCGATACCTCACATTCACCCCACCCGTTTCGAATGTGAGGAACGCGGAGCGCCGCGAATGCTTCGCTGCCGGCCTAACCTTCGTCGCAGTTAAACCGACAGCCGCCGTCGCGTCGAACGAAACCGACTCATAGTCAACCGCGTCGAATTGTATCTCAACAACACCCTGATACATCACAACACCTCAATCGAACGCTTCGACGCTGTTAACCGCATAAACTTACTAAGTTGGGCAGCGGCCCAGGTGAGGAGGAATGTAAGGGTTGCGTTACCAGTCCATGACCCGCCGGACAGAGGACCCTGTGTGTCACACACCACAAAAGCGGAGCCGTTCCAATAAGACAGGGTCCAATCTTTCGGAGGCCTGCTCGCGTTGCCTTTAATCGAGTATGATGTCGGGTTAGTAATAGGACTCGCGAACTCGTACTGTAACCAATGTGAGTACGGACTAGCAGCTCCAGCCGTTTGCCATGTCGTCGCGGTGTTTCCGTCGAAAGCATTCGCCGCTGTGCCACTATCCGCCGTCGCCGTTCCACCCGTACACAAATTCACCGCACCGTTATAAATCGCAACTTCGTATAGGATGAGTACCCCTGAACTGTTCAACGCGTGGAAGTCAAAACGCCACTTTGTACTACTAGCCATAATTCGCGGCTCCGGCCGGCTTCGCCGTTCTGGCTAAAGCCGGCCTTACCACCCTTACACTCCCCACCTACACCGGTTCAGTGAGGCGAAGGACCTTACGGGCATCACGACTGTGTACCGATAATCGTACCACCCGTGTTGAAGTTGAACGACGCACCCTCATAGGTCACGGCATCCGTGCTTCGGAGGTTGCCTGACGTGTCGAACCACAGCACCCAGTCGTTGCCAGCCGTGTCCTGCAAGTAAACCGCACTTGGGATCGCGGCCTTCGAAGGCTTCGTGAACCTCGTCGCGCCGACCT